TCAAAGGCTATTTAGTTTATCAATTACTTGTTGTTTGGCTCTTTTTGTTACATGGTTATAAATAGACAGAGTTGTGTTTGCATCAGAATGCCCTACACGCTCCATAATGGCTTTAAGAGGTACGCCTAATTCAGATAATAGTGAAACGTGGCTATGTCTGAATATATGTGAGGATAGACTTTTTTCTAATTCCAACTCTTCCTCTACTTTATGGAGTATAGCGTTAAATGAGTGCAGCGTAAGCGGAGTGCCACTTGTAGATATAAATATATATTGATCGGGATCTGTGGGTCTACCTGCAAGAATATTGTCAGCTATCACACTTTCAATCAATTCTTTTGCACGATTGGGTAATTGCACTTCACGTTGCGAATAAGTATTTTTTGGAGTTGTTTTTATAGCATTATCCATTTTCACAGATGTGTAATCTAAGGTCCCATTAATGGAAATTTTCCCATCCTCATAGTCCTTCATTTGCAAAGCTAGCAATTCCCCATATCTCAAACCAGTTAAATATAGAAACTCAGCTATTATGCCGTGTAGTTTTCTGCGAGGATTGGAGTATAGCTGTTTCAGTATTTGATCAATTTCTTCTTTCTCCAGATATTTTTTATTCATAGAAAGCCTTCTTTTTTCTTCTTCCACTTTTTTAGGATGGATTTTAACTGCTAGCGCAGGGTTTCTTTGAATGTATTTTCTATCGATTGCATAGTTTAGCATAACAGATAGAGTTGTTTTTGTTTGTTTTGTGTAGTTCAGTGAGAGGTCACCAAACGTATACATATCTTCAATTATCTTATTAATGAGTGTCTCATCAATGTTTCTAACGATCGTATCATCGCTTATGTGCTTAGAAACATGTTTCATCATCATTGGAACCTTCAAATAGCTAGTACGTTTAACATGCTGCTTATAATATTCATACCATTCTTTATACAGCTCACCAAAAGTGATATCTGATTTATTGTAATCTTCGAGTGCTTCTTTAATTTTTTTATCTAGAATTTTCTGAGCTTTTTTCCACGCTTGTGGTGAATTACTTGTAAGTGTTGTAGATTTTTTCCGTGTTTTTTCTGTATAAGGATCTACATATCTTTCAATAAACTTGAATCGCCCATCTTTGGTTTGTTCAACCCACACTTTTAACATCTCCTATCATTTGCTATAATAGGCATAACAAATAGACCTATATAGGTTTGTTTTCTAAAAGCACGCTCTTACTCTGGACGGTGGGGCGTGTTTTTTAGTGTGCTTCAAAATCTTTATTTAATATTCTATTTAAAATCACATTGAACTCTGTCGCGTCAAAATCACGCAGTAATATAATTTTTCCGGATTCTCTATACAGGTGTGTTCCATCTGAGAAGGCCTTTATACCAACTATATTAGAAAGGTTAATAACTTTCATTCCATTCTCGTTAACAAAAATTATTCTTTTATTAGTCAAAAATGGTACCCCAATAAATACATCGTTCCATTCTGTTACTTTGTTCGAATTATGTTTAATTGATCCCATTCTATAATTCAAGCCTTTAGCAATTCTAATATTAGAAGATAAGCCTGAATAATTAGTTCGAACCGTTCTAGTTTTCTGCTCTTGCCATTTGACTCTCTGTTTAGGCGTATAGTAACAAAATTCATTAGATTTTAGATTGACCCCATCAATTAATGCTGCTCTTTTGGATAAATCCTCTTTTTCAAGTTGCCTAATCATTCTATTTAGTTCTTCTTTTTGCTCTTTTTCTGCCAGTTCTTTTTCTTCTTTTTTTCTTTTTGCAATTGTTCCATCAAGGTATTCAACTGGTTTTAAACCCATAAAAATTAAAAAAATTCCAAGGGGTAAAAAAACAAGTGTGACAGGCAAAACAATGAATGACATTAGACAAGATAAAACTCCTATAATAAGTGCAAGATATTTGAGTATTGTCACAAAAAATTTTTTCAAAGATTTTCCTCCTTTGATATAATAGATTTCCCAATCTTAAAAGAGGTTAGGATAGTCCGTGTTGCGGCACGAGCTTTTTTATTTAACAAGCTCGCTTTGAACAGTGAAATGTAGAAATGTATTTTTTCTATAATCCTAATAATTCTTTTTTCTTCTTTTCAAATTCATCTGTAGTGATGATGTCCATATCAAGCAATTCTTTTAGTTCTTTCACTTTTTGGATAGGAGAAGTTAAGCTTTGATTTTGTTCAGTATGATCGTGATTTTTAGCTTCCATTTTTTCTTTAACAAAGTTTACAAAGGAATTTATATCTCCAATGCTTATCCATTTCATATTTACTTTATTTCCTGAAGCATAGAAAGAGATTTTATATCCCATAGCTTTTTTAGCAAATTCAAAAGAGGAAATATTGGAATAGGGGAAAGATTCACTATCAAAACCGAAAGTTCTTTTACCAAAAAAGAAAAGTCTTTTATTCGTCGCTAAAAATACCCCATTCTTTATTGTATCTGTACCCATGGATTTTGTTTCATACGTTCCAAATACACCTTCAACCACTTTTTCTCCGGGTTCTAGATATTCTTGAGCATATTTCAATTGCTTGGAAAATTTTTTGTTTTTTGTATCTAGTGTCATTTTAAACTCCTCATTTCTATGGTATTATTTATGATGTAGAATCTTAGAAATAAGGTTTTTGTGTCCGTGTTGCAGCACGGGCTTTTTTTAATGTATTACTGAAAACGATTTCTTTAATAATTCTTGATGTATTCATACATATTGCCTTGCGTAAGAATATTTTTTCTTAAAATAGCATTGGCAGACAGCATAACAAGTGTATCTGAGCTTATTCTGAATAGAATAATATTCCATAAATTTTTCGAGGTTAAACTGAGATTCATCAGTCAGTTCGTTCTCAATATAGATATTTAATAAAATTAGAATAGCTATTTTATCTGCTTCTGTTTCAAATTTTGAGTGAAAAGTTGTAGAAGTATCGTACAAAACTGAAAATTCAAAATGAGAGGCGCTGAAATGTGCAAGTTCATGAGATAAATGAAAGGCTTCTGCAGTTTCACCGTATAGATTTTCATTCAAAAAAATGATTCTGGGTTTTGGATAGTAGAAACCAGACTCTTTCATTTCCATATAAACTACTTTCAAATTGTATTCGCTCAACATTTCTTTCAATTTCAAATACATACAAACTATCACTCCAACTATTCATTTTCTTCTAAAGCTTTAGCAATTGCAATCGCTTTACGCATTGTCTCCTTAGATATTTCTTTTCCGTCAAAAGAAAATACAGTATCATCTTCTGATAAATCCACAAATTTAGGCGTTTCTCTTTCTTCTCTACCTAGAAGGTAGTCTATAGAGACATTGAAATAGTCAGCAATTTCTTGCAATTTTTCAGCGGATGGTTGTTTTCCACTTTTTAAACTATAGAAATAGTTTTCACTGTATCCTAAATCAGTTGTTACTTGTTTCATTGTTTTTGAATGTTTTTTTGCAAGAAATTTTATCCGCTCAAATACTGTCATACCAGCATTCTCCTTTTTTCTTTACAAAAAACCAATAAAAAAGTGTAGTTTTGCGTTGACGTAAACAACACTATAGTGTATATTGGTTTTGTAAGTTAATTGGATAGAAAAAAAGCAAAGTAAAAACACACCTTATAGCATTAAGTTTGGCGACCGAGTGCGATAAAAAGGCTTGTTATATGCTTATTTAACTATGACTATATACTACACTATAGTATAGTTTTCAGTCAACTAAAAATATACTTTTCTATCCAATTTTCTTTATAAATAAAAAGAAAGGAAGTGTGTGAAGTGAGTAATATCGATAATGGGCGGGAAGCCATTAAAGAATTTATGAAAGCAAATAATATTTCAGAATACGATTTGGCCACTGCATATGGTAGATCGAGAACTTGGATTCAGCGTGTTTTAAGTGGAAAAGATAAAGGTCCAGCTGTTAACGCCTTTATTCTGGAAGTTATTCGCGATCATAAAATTCGATAGGAGGGGGAACAAAAATGAAAGAACTAATCAAAGTAACAACAAACGAGAACAACGAACAGTTAGTAAGCGGTAGAGAGCTGCATGAATTTTTGGAGGTGGCAACAGAATACAAAAAATGGTTTAGCCGTATGGCAGAATATGGTTTTGTTGAAAATATAGATTTCGTAAGGGTGACCCAAAAATGTCCGACCCCTGGAGGAATTCAGAATATTACCGACCATGCAATGAAATTGGACATGGCAAAAGAAATCTCAATGATCCAACGAACAGAAAAAGGTAAACAAGCGCGTCAATATTTTCTTCAAGTGGAAAAAGCGTGGAATAGCGAAGAAATGATCTTAATGCGAAGTCGGCAAATCCTCGAAAGAAAGGTAGAGACGTTACAACTTGAAAATGAAGAAATGAAGCCCAAAGCATTATTTGCTGATTCAGTTAGTGCGAGTCACACGAGTATTTTAGTTGGTGAATTAGCAAAACTCATAAAGCAAAACGGTGTTGATATTGGTTCTAAACGACTGTTTAGTTGGCTACGTGAAAAGGAATATTTAATCAAACGTAAAGGAACTGATTGGAATATGCCAACTCAAAAAGCGATGGATCTAGGACTATTTGAAATAAAAGAGACAACAATTTCTCATTCTGATGGTCATATTTCTATTAATAAAACTCCAAAAGTCACAGGCAAAGGACAAGTATATTTTGTTAATAAATTTTTAGGAGGGGTAATAAGTGAAAAAACCAACACTTTCAGAGTTGATAGAAGCTGCTGAGAAGGCAGTAAAACCAGACGACTGGTACCGACAAAGTTTAATCTTGGAGAAGTTCCACGGCATGTCAAAAACTACTTTAGTTGAATACTGCAAGGAAATGGAAACAATTCCTGAATTTTCAGAAGGAATTGTTCGTCCAGGACATTCAACCACATTTATTCATTACCACACTTTTATTTGGTTTTTAAAATGGAAAGACGCAAATAAATATCGTGTAAAAATATTATCTCCTTCAGATGTTTTGAAGGAAGCAAGTTGATTATTTTCAGAGTAAAAAGTAAACAAAAATATTAGGAGGAAAATTTGATGAAGATTACAGTACCAGATGAATTGATAGCAGATGAGTTGACAGAACAAATAGTAAGAAAGGTTTTAGATGCACTTGATGAACGACTGAAGGTAATGAACAAGTCAGTGGAGCTTCCTCCGTATCCAAACAAATCAGAGGTGAAAAAAATTTTAGGCATTGGTGATGACAAATTAACACATTGGATAAACCTAGGCTTAAAAACACAGCAGTGGAGCAAGTTAGACATCAGAATTGAACGATCGGAACTCCAAAGATTTTTGAAAGAAAACTTTGAGTTCTAAAGGCAAAGGAGAATGATTTTATGTCCTACACATTGCAACAAGAACATCAAATTCTCCGTTTGATTAAACAACGCAGGAAACAATTACAAGATGATCGTGAAGCGCTTAGAAAAGCCGATGAGCTATCAGATAGACAAGCTGAACTAATCGCTTCTGAACTTGAGGATTTGAGAATGCTAGAAATAAAAAATAGGGAGATTAGATTATGAAGAAGACAGACACACTTTTTATAGGATTCATCCTAGGGCTATTAGTGATAGTAGCACACCAAAGTATTATCGGGGGAAGTTTGTTCGCAGCATTGATGGTTTTAATCAATCTGCTTGATTCAAAAGAAAGGAGCAACTATGGCACGAGAAGAAGCGCTAAAAATCGGTAAAGTGATTGCTGATAATTGGTGGACCAATAACCGTCCTATTATTTTAAGCAAGCAGCATATCGAAAAGCAAAAAGCATGGCAACAAATAAAAAAGTGACTCCGCCGGCAAGCATAGAGTCACAAAGAAAATACATCTAAGGAGATGTTACCACATGGAAAAAGAACTTTCCACTCTAGATCAATATTTGACTGATCCTAGTTGGGGCAAATCGAATATCAAGGAAACAAGCAATCGAAAAATCAGACGTAATCTTTTGACGGATGAAGAACTAGCATGTGATCAAGACGATTTGGGAAATTTTGTGAGTATTTGGGATCATGTCTATCTTATCCATTTATCGAGGAAGTCCAAAAAACCTGAATATATCTATGTCATCGAAGATGGCTTGATTGATGCGCTAGAAGAGTATGACAGAGATAACTTGATCGATATCTCTTATTACGGACCAGGTAAGAAATACATTGCTGAAATGGAGGCAGAATTTGATGAGTGAAGGAACGAAACGCAACGATAACAAATTATTCAATAGTCTATACAAGATAACCGTCAATGATGTTGTTGAAAAAAGAAACAAACTAACTTATCTGTCCTGGGCATGGGCATGGGCAGAAGTCAGCAAAATCTGCGAAGAAGTAGACTACGAAATCTATCGTGATCCAGAAACGCATCGTCCATACCTCTTTGATGAAAAAACAGGCTATATGGTTTTTACCAGTATCACAGTCAACGGAGTAAAGCGTGACATGTGGTTACCAGTCATGGATGGTGCAAACAAGGCAATGAAAGATGAGCCATATACCTACGAAGTCAATGATTATCAGTGGAATAACGAAACGAAGAAAAAAGAGATTGTTGGAAAAATCGAAAAGCGAGTTGAAGCAGCAACGATGTTTGATATCAATAAAACAATCATGCGCTGTCTTGTAAAAAATCTAGCAATGTTTGGGCTAGGGCTATATATATTTGCTGGCGAAGATATGCCAGAAGATGTCTCGATGCTTGAACCAGCTACTCAAAGAAGCAAAAAGCTATTCTTGGATGCTTTACAACTGGTTGCTAACAAGTACGAAAAATCAATTGATGAAGCAATTGTTGCATTGACTGATGCGGCTTCTATAACCGCTGATGACAGTAAATGGACCAAGAGAGACTTGGGCATTCTAAAACGAGGCGTTAATTGGCTTGAAGATCAGTACAGAGAAGAAACAAAAGAGAAGTGATATGAGTGTTTAAACCATTAATCGATTCATATTCAGCGGTTCTGAAAAAGTTCAAAGGGAAAGACATAGGCGCAACCATCAATGAGGAAGTGAACATTGATCGACTAAAGACGATGTATGACGGCTACGATGGTGATCGAGTTATTGAAATTCGTTTTATTGATCCTAGACGTTTCACCGTACAGCAACGAAACTTCATCTATGCGCTGATAGGCGATATTTTTATCGATACAGGCATGCCAACGGACTTCTGGAAGGAATTCTTCTACTTCCGTTTCGAAGGTGTCACAGGGCGCGAAATAAGCCTCAAAGACGAATCGAGCACAACCGTGAGTGATGCCAATGTCTTAGCAAATATCATCTTAGATTTCATCTTTGAACATCATATTCCTTTCAAAGAAGGCTATGAGATTTTACCAGCGAACCAAGAGTATTACTTCTACAAATGCATCACAAAAAGAGTCTGCTGCATCTGTGGCAAAACAGGAGCTGACATCGATCACTTTGACAAAGCGCTGGGAAGACGAAAGCGCAAAGAAGTTGATCATTCAGAGTACACATTTGCAGCACTCTGCAGAATCCATCATACGGAGAAGCACAAAAAGCTGCTTCGGAAGTGATGAGACTTGGAAGAGAGATGTGGGCAGACAAGAGCAACAAGCCAAGACCGCGAAAAATCGCAATCTGGCATGGCGACAAAATTTTAGTCACAGGAACTGCCCAGCAGTTAGCAACTCTCACAGGATTGCACGAGAAAATCGTGAGAAAGAGAGCTAGGTGTGGATACACAGACGTTAAGAAGAGAACGTTTAGGTACGTGGAGGAATCATCATGACAACAGAAGAAGTGATTCAAATGCGAATTCGAAGCATTCAACGTGAAATTGACGATCTGGAACGAACAAAGGCAGTGATGGTCAATGAAACGGCTAGAAAGGCAATCGATTTACACATTGAGAATTTAAGAAGGGAAATTCGTAGATTGGAGGAATGAGCGTGGATAAGAAAGCAGCAATGAAACGAATCATCGAACTGACACATTCTGAGAATTGGCAAGAAGACAAAGAAATAGTTGCAGAAGTCCAAAAGATCGGTAAATCAATGTGGACTGAAAAGCCTAAACGGAAAACGCCGAGAAGAATTGCAATCTGGCATGGTGATCGAATTCTAGTAACAGGTACTGCTGAACAGTTATCTGAAATTACTGGATTAAGCAAAAACATCATCTGGGATAGAGCTAGGAGCTTATGGATTGATTCAAAAGGGCGACAGTTTAGGTATGTGGAGGAGAAAAAATGAACGAACTAATCACAAAAGTAGAGAAGTGGGCAAAAGATAAGGGATTGGATCATGCGGATCCAAAAGCACAGTTTTTGAAAGTAGCTGAGGAATTCGGGGAAATCGCTTCAGCAATGGCAAGAAGTAATGATGAGCTATTTAAAGATAGCGTAGGAGACGTAATCGTCACTCTGATTATCCTTTCCATGCAAAAAGGGACAAACGTACAAGAGTGTTTAGAAATGGCGTACAACGAAATCAAAGGACGAACAGGCCAAATGGTAGATGGTGTATTCGTGAAGTCGAGTGATTTGGAGGATAGCAAATGATAAAAAAGCTCATTCAATTCAGCATGGATTTATATGATATCGAATCAGGAGCAACAGTATCTGTGGAATCGGATCATCTAATTATAAATTTTGGTGGAAAGCGCCAGATTATTTTGTGGGTAGTTGATGATGTACTGTTTCCAGAAATCGTACATGATTTCGAAGAATCAAAAGCTGTTGAGTTTGAAATAGTGAAAAAAGTAATGGAATTGATTGAAAAATACGAGGAGGACAGCAAATGATACCGAAGTTTAGAGCATATTCAAAAGAAGAAAATGAAATGTACTATCCGCATAATGATAAAAATGTGGATTGGACAATAGACGATGAAACAGGCTTTATTGCTCCGCTTGTAAATTTAGGCGGCGGCATGTGGGGAATGATTGACAAGTACGAACTCATGCAGTCCACAGGGCTGAAAGATAAGAATGGCGTAGAAATATTTGAATGGGATGTAGTATTAGTCAGCGTACAAAACGGATTCGATTACTTAGATAATAAAGTTTGTGTTGTCAAAAATTCAATAGGACATTCGGGATTAGTGTGTGTCACTGTTGATGAAGATTTAGAGTATCGAATTTTTAACACAGAGCTGTTTGAAGAATACACGTATGAAGTCATCGGAAATATCTACGAAAATAGCGAGTTATTGGAGGAACAGTAATGAAAGACTGGTTAGAAGAAGCAAGCGTCTTAGTTGGCTGTTTCATAAACTGTGCGTTTATATCTGTAATTATTGCACTGGTGGGATTTGTATCATTGAAAGTGATTATATTGCTTTGGCAGTTAATTTTTTAGGAGGAACAGCGATGAATAAACAGGAATTGATTGATGAATTAGCTAAATATGTAAAGAGTTATGAGAACGCTATGGATGAGCATGGTCAAGGAAGGTACGGCGCTTATGAAGTATCTTTAAAGTTGGTGAAAAGACTAAATGAATCAAAAATTACAGACGAACAAGCTTGGAATAAGGTAGCTGAGGCTTATCCTGAATCGGCACAAAGCTTGAGAAACACTTTAGATAATGCTGTATTTGGTAAGACTGGTGAACATCAGAAACCAGTGGTGCCGAAGTTTGTGGCGGAATGGATAGAATACGCTAAAAAGAAAGGCGATAGTCTAGCTATTTCATTCAAGCCGTGGAACCTCTACGGTGTTGAGTATAGCAAGGCTGATAGATGGATTGAAGATAATCAAGAAACGTTTGCTCGTGCTTGGATAGACGGCTACGAGGTCGAGAAAGAGCCGTTGTATGAAGTTATTATTGGTGACTTATATCTTATCAAGAAATTTAATAACAGAAATGATTTCTATTTTGATACTAGCTGCTCGTTGTGTGCTTGGGAAAAATCTGCTTATCAGCTAACAGAAGCGGAAATCAAAGCAATTGATGAAAGATACTGGCCATTTGCTGTGCCAGTGGAAGAGGTGGTAGAAAGATGAGCGATTACTTAACAGCAGAACAATATGAATATGCTAGAAAAACAGGAGATTGGAAATCGGGTAAAGTTCTCACTCATGGACAAGCACTTAACGACGACCAGAAAATCGTGTTGGAGTGGTTGAAACTAACTGCGCCAACAGGAAAGCCAATGCAAGTTGTATTTTGGATGATGAATAATGCAGCATGGGGGCATTTAGACGAATTAAGGGATCCTTTGATGGAATTAACAGACAAAGAGCAATTCGAAGTCCTAGCAGCATTTGCACAGTGGGGATTAGAACAGGAGGAAGTGGGATGAATAAACGCCAAAAAAATAAACAATTTAAAAAGCAGTTAATCAAAAACGGTTATCCAGATAAGAAAGTGAAACTTTATTGTTCAGAATGTGGAAACAGATTGAGTTTTAAGAATGAATACCATAAAAGACATCTATTGTGTAACGAATTTTGCTTTATGCATAGCGTAGGTCTTGGGTGGAATGATTTTCTATGATGAGGAGGAAGTAGAATGAACAACAGACACCGCAGAGTAGCAAAACTAAGAAAACAGGAACTGAATGTACTAAAGGCAAAGTTTGAAAAAGAATACGGAGTTTCTGTAGAAGAAGCATATAAAGTTTTGAGTCAGTGTGTTGCTGATGAGAGTAATGCTATTCGTAAGTTTGGAATTTCGATATTAAGTGATGATCGTAAATGGGAGGAAAAAAGATGAAACTAAAAGACGGATTTTACGCTAGTAGTCATGGCATCGGCGGTTTAATGCTAGATATGCCGACAAAGAACCCTAAAACACGTAAGAAACCAAAATTCAAAGTCGGTGACATGGTTCGCTGCGAAGCAGAAGGATTCATCTATCCATTTCGTGGATATGTAGAGCATCTCTATAATCACTCAGCAATCATTCGCATTGAAAACACGATGGAATGTGACAAGCGGTTAGCGAAAAGCAAAGAGAATTTAGCAGTGGCTCGATTGGTGGATATGGAACTAATCAATGAAAAATAAAAAAGCCGGATCGCTCCGACCGTTCTAATAAATTCCACAAGTTTATTATATCACATAAAAGGAGCGGTTTGACTTGATGCAATTGTTACGAGAGGTAGATTTCAAACAGACAAGATGTAATGCGAGAGACGTGCTGAAGAACTTTCGGCGTTTGGAGCGGATGGCAGGTCGCTCTTTGATAGATATTAAGTCTCCGATTATTACGGATATGCCGAAGGCACCGAAGCACGGCAATAAGGCAGAAGACGCGATCATTCAGATGATGGATATAGAAGCAGAGAGAGATGCGATTCTAGCGGCTTTAATGGCTCTTAGTCTGATTAGTCGTCAGATACTCTACTACAGCTTCTGTGACGTAAACAAGCACTCTAATTATGAAATAGGGCAATTGATACGAGGATACGGAGAGAAAAATGTAGAGAAGCTGAAATCTATCGCGCTGATCGAATTTGCTGAAGCATACAAAAAAGGCGTGTTAGTTCAGTATCGTTGATTTTGTAGGGTTTTTGTAGGGATAGTGTAGGGTTTTTGAGTGTTTTAACGTGATATTATGATAGTGTCGAAAGATTAGTGATAGGTCTGAGACAAAATAAAATGTAAGGGAGGAAATCTCCCTCATCGTTTAATTAAGCTTCGATAGACAGCAGCGGAAATATTAAGAATAAGGATGTGAATTTCAACTCCTTCTGATTGTTCTTATTATCTATCATCCGTTGCTGTCTATTGTTATTATGTCACTGTGGCGGAAAGGGTAGACGCTATATCTGGTAGGTATGCTTGAAGACCAGAGAGACAAGAGCTAAGCGCAACCATGCAAGGTTCGATTCCTTGCCAGTGACTTGGGCAACCGAGGCATGGCGGTTTAAAAACATAGGGATGCGCAATTTCGTACGCGTTTTGTGCATCGTGTAGGTTGCTATTACATATGAGATCACTCATCGAGTGGTCTTTTTATTTTGCGTAAAGGAGGCTGCATAATGAGAAACTACTGGTATGTATCACTAACAAACCGATATCCTCAACCGAACACAGATGATCCAGTGAGGGTTGTCCAATCAGTCCAAATAAAAAAGAAGTACTCCATCATTGAAATGACCAGGGAAGCCACACCAAAAGAGGTTGATAAGTACAATCTTCGTTACTGTGGCCATGGATATTTTAGTGAGCAGAACATACAGACAAATATAAAAAAATATCATTAACATATAACAAAGGTGGTGATGGAAAATGAGTAAGTTGAATCCTAAGCAACAAGCCTTTGCTGATGAGTACATCATCACAGGCAATGCTTATCAGTCAGCACTGAAAGCTGGCTATAAAGAAAACTACGCTAAGAACGCACAAGAAAAATTGGTGGAAAAAGGTGGAAAAGTATCCGACTACATTCAAGAGAAGCTAAAAGAAGTTCAAACTAAGAGGCATTTAACAATGGAAGAAGCTTTGGCTATTACTGCTTCTATTGCAAAAGGAGAACCACAACGCTTTGAAGTTGTTAAGAGAGATCCTTATACAAACGAAATCATAGAACGTGAAGTGAGTGAATATTCAGCAGGTTTCAAAGAACGTAACCAGGCACTTGAGCATTATTATAAAATAAACGCAGCATTTGTAGATAAGCAGAAAGTTGAAATTTCTGAAATACCTACTTTCATTGATGATATAAGTAGTGATGATGATGGCTAAAAAACTATCTGAATTTCTTCCGCCGAAGTTTCATTCAGTATGGAGAGCAACTTTAAATCAAGACATTCTTAATATAGTTTGTAAAGGTGGCCGGGGGTCAGGAAAATCATCGGATATAGCGCATATCGTTACTCAGTTACTTATGAGATATGCAGTGAATGCTGTAGGTATACGTTATATTGATAATACACTTGAGCAATCTATTTACGAGCAAATGAAATGGGCAATTGAGAAGCAGGGAGTATCGCGCCTATTTAAGTTTAATAAGTCACCACTTAAAATTACCTATCTTCCAAGAGGAAATTATATGATATTTCGCGGTGCTCAAAACCCAGAACGAATCAAGTCTTTAAAAGATAGCAAGTTTCCATTTGCTATAGGTTGGATTGAAGAATTAGCAGAATTTAAAACAGAAGATGAAGTCACGACTATCACGAACTCCCTTTTACGTGGAGAATTAGATGATGGTCTTTTTTATAAGTTTTTTTACAGCTACAATCCACCTAAGAGAAAACAATCTTGGGTAAATAAAAAATATGAGACTTCTTTTCAACCGGACAATACTTTTATTCATCACTCGACCTATCGAGATAATCCATTCATCTCTAAGGAATTTCTGAAAGAAGTTGAGGCAACTAGAGAAAGGAATCCAAGAAGGGCTGAGTGGGAATATGATGGAAAAGCTGTGGGGTCAGGAGTTGTACCTTTTGATAATCTACAAGTTAAGAAAGGTTCTATTACAGATGATATGGTTGCTAACTTTGATAACATCCGCAACGGTTTGGACTATGGATATGCAACGGATCCTTTAGCGTTCGTCAGATGGCATTATGACAAAAAGAAAAACGGTATTTATGCAATCGATGAAATTTACGGCGTGAAGATCAGCAATCGAGAATTTGCAAACAAAGCTAAATCTAAAGGTTACCAAAATGAGGAGATATTTTCAGATAGCGCAGAGCCAAAGAGTAATGCCGAATTAGTTAATGAACATGGCATGAAAGGAATAAAAGGCGTGAAAAAAGGACCTGATTCTGTTGAGTACGGTGAACAGTGGCTAGATGATTTGGCTTTTATTTGTATTGATCCACTACGCACTCCGAATATTGCTAAGGAATTCGAGAACATCGACTATCAAACAGATCGTGATGGAAATCCTAAGCCAAGGTTAGAGGATAAAGATAACCATACGATTGATGCGACAAGATACGCCTTCAACGAAGACATGTGGGCCAAAAAGAAATCAACCGTTACTAAAGAGCAGCGGAACAAAATCAGAAGAATGTTTTAAGGAGTGTGAGAAATGGATAAGGTAAACGAATTTGAATACGGTGCTGATATACATTATTCGAACGACGTGAACACAAATTATGTAAAGTTTAGCGTAGAATCAAATCTTCACTATAGATTTAGCTCAGCAGAAGATTTACTTAACGATTCAGATACTTTAGCAGCAATGATAAAACATCATCATGAATATCAGGTAAAGCGGCTTAGTGTATTAGATGATTATTACAAAGCTAGAAATACAAATATCATGGATAACCGTAGACGTAGAGAAAAGGAAAAAGCGGATCATCGATCAGCACATAACTTTGGAAAAGTTCTTTGTACGTTTGATGTTGGGTACAACACAGGCAATCCTATAAAAGTGCAACTCGAGGACACAAATCAACAAAAAGAAATCGAAGAGTTTAATACTAATAATGACATAGATGGGTTAAATGCTGAACTCTGGCTTGATATGGATAAGTATGGGAGAGCCTATGAGATTATCTATCGAGATTCAGATGATACAGATTATGTTGATTTGGCTAATGTATTTGAAACGTTTGTTGTATATGATACTACAGTAAAACGAGAGCCTATTTTGGCTGTACGGTATCCTAAGACAAGATTCAACAAGGATGCTGATAAACAGTACATTCAACCAATCGTATACACAAAAGAAAAAAGTATCACTTATGATGAGACGACACTAACAGCAATTGAGTTAAAAAATCCCCAGGATGAACCGCATGAATATAAAGAGGTACCTATTACAGAGTATTCTCCTAATCGTTTTCGGATGGGCTTGTATGAAGATGTACTATCTTTGATTGATCTATACGATGCAGGGCAGTCTGATACCGCCAACTATATGACTGATCTAAACGATGCTCTCCTAGTTATTAGTGGTGATATTGAAGCAGCAGGACTATCCACAGAGGACGCCATCAAGCAGAAAGAAGCGAATATGCTTTTGCTTGAATCTGGAACTGATGTGAACGGTAATAAAACAAGTGTGACTGCAGGATATATTTACAAACAATATGATGTGAACGGTGTAGAAGCATACAAAGACAGAGTACGCAAGGATATCCACGAAATCTCAATGGTTCCTGATCTTACTGATGACAATTTTTCCGGAGTGCAATCAGGAGAAGCGATGAAATATAAATTATTTGGATTTGAACAAATGACGGCAACAAAGCAAAGGTTATTCAAAAAGGGTCTTATGCGGCGTTATCGTCTTTTATTTAGCCTAAAATCAAGTATTTCTGAAATGGATAACTCCGATTTGAAAGGCTTACGTGTAATATTTACGCCTAATCTACCTAAAGCCATTCTGGAAGAGTTGAAATCTTTGGTTGATGCTGGAGCTGAACTCAGTCAAGAGACGATCTTAGGACTCGCTTCTTTTGTTCCAGATGTACAGGCAGAGTTGAAACGAGTAAATAAAGAAACGCAAAAGCAGATTGGCATTTTTGATTCAGATGGTGAAGAAGTAATTAGCAACAAAAAAGATGAAACAGGGGAGTGATTAAATGAACTCCCAAGAATATTGGATCAAACGGGAAAAAGAATGGCAAAAGCAACAAATTAAAGATGATAAAAAGCGCATGGCAGAAATTAAAAGTCGCATGCAATACGCGCAAGATGCGATACAAAAAGAAATAGACGCGCAGTGGGATAGTTTTTCCAATGGTCAGAAAATCACTCGTAGCGAAGCGATGAAGCGTGCTAGTGAAATGGACGTCAAAGCATTCGCTCGCAAAGCAAAGAAGTATGTTAAAGAGAAAGATTTTTCTCCTACAGCAAACCAAGAATTAAAGCTATACAATCTTACGATGCGTGTAAATAGATTAGAGCTCTTAAAAGCTAATATCGGACTTGAACTGATTTCACTGTTTAATGAATTGGATAAGTACTTTTCGAATGAATTAACAAAAGCTGGTTTAGCTGAATTGAAGAGACAAGCCGGCATTTTAGAAATGACCATTGCTTCAAGTGGATATGCAAAGCTGATAGAACTAGTAATAAACAGCTCCTTTTTGAGTGATGACGTGTCTTTTAGTGATCGCTTATGGATGTATCAATCTGAATTGAAATCAGAATTAGATAGGTTGTTAGTCAGAAGTATAACGATGGGGAAAAATCCCAAGCAACTTGCATCTAAATTGGCAGAATATTTAACAGCTGAAGGACGAGAAAACACTAAGTTCAACACTCAACGTTTGATGGTGACTGAAACGACTAGAGTTCAGGTAGGAATCCAAAAACGAAGTTACAGAGATGCAGGCATTACCCAGTACATCTATATAGCAGAACCAACGGCGTGCAAACTATGTATACCGTTAAATAATCAAGTTTTTGATGTTGCCGATATGCAGCCAGGAAGTAACGCTCCTAATATGCATCCATTTTGTCGATGCAGTACAGCACCTTATATAGAACGAATATCAAGCCGTTAATACAAATTAACGGCTTTTTATTGTGCCTTCTTACAGCTTACAGGCGTTAAAGAGAAAGCTATTTTCGGCTGACCGGCGTAACTGGTCAAATTTATCGGGTAGCGGCGTAACCGTGGAGGATTAATCATGAAAAAACGTTTATTTATGCCAATGAACTTACAATTTTTTTCTGAACCAGGAGATGGTGGATCTGGTGATGAGGGACAACAAGGAAACCTACCAGCTGGCTCACAAGAGACACCGACCGAAGCAAAAGAAGAAAACAATACTGGCAAAACATTTTCTCGTGATGAAGTAGCGAAAATGATCGCTGCTGAGACGAATAAAGCAAAAGCAGCGTGGGAAAAAGAACTAGAAGCAAAAAAAGAAGAAGCTAAAAAGCTGGCAAAAATGAATGCGGAAGAAAAACTACAGCATGAGTTGGAACAAAAAGAAGCTGAAATCGCTGAATTAAAGCGTGGACAGGCACTATCTGAAATGACGAAAGAAGCTTCTAAAATGCTGACAGATGCAAATTTACCACACGATGATGATTTACTTGGTCTGATTGTTTCTGATGATGCAGATGCCACAAAACAAGCTGTAGCAGTCATCACTAACTTTGCTTCTTTGATTAAGAGAGAAAACGCAAGACAAACACCACCAAATGAAGGTGGACAATTTACAGCATCGAAAAATACTAAAGAAACAGTGGCTAAACTAGCTGCTAAAAATCGAATTATCAAATAGGAGGAAAACTTAATGAAAAAGAAACAACTTTTACCAATGAACTTGCAAATGTTTGCTCAAACATGGGATCCAGATAATGTCTTGGTATATGAAACGAAAGAGGGAAAAATTCCTGATAAATATAATACGCTCATTTTGAGTGAAGTTATGGAAAATTCTAAGATCATGCAGTTAGCAAAATACGAAGAAATGACTGACAAAGAAAAGAAATTTGAATACTTTGCAGAAGGACCAGGCGCATACTGGGTGGGTGAAGGTGAAAAAATTAAAACGTCTAAACCTAAATGGATGCAAGCTACGATGACTGCAAAAAAACTCGGTGTCATTCTTCCGGTTTCTCGTGAATATTTAAATTATAAATTATCAGATTTCTTTGAGGAGATGCAGCCAAAAATTGCTGAAGCTTTCTATAAAAAATTTGATGCAGCTGCCTTATTAAATAAAGAAAACCCATTTCCTCAGTCACTAGACGGATCAGTTATTAGTGCGGGGAATGTGGTTGAAGGCGGATTGACTTATGATAATATCCTAGCCTTAGAAGACAAATTAGCAGAAAATGAATTTGAACCTAATGCGTTTATTTCAAACCGAAAAAATCGTACAGAATTACGTTCTGCAGCTCAAACAGTAGGGTCAAATGTTGAGTTTATTTACGATCGCTCTGCTAATACAATTGACGGATTACCAGTAGTAGACCTTAAGTCTTTAGATAAAGGAACTCTTTACGCTGGAGACTTTAATTACATGTTTTATGGAATCCCATATAATATTTCATTTAAGATTTCTGAAGAAGCCCAATTGTCTACTTTAACTAATGAAGATGGAACCCCAGTTAACTTGTTTGAGCAAGAACTGATTGCTTTGCGTGCAACAATGGATGTTGGATTTATGATTGTAAAAGATGAAGCATTTGGGAAGATTTCCCCAAAAGCGTAACGCCTGCTACCGGTATTGTGCCAAATCAAAAGACATGGACCGGTAAAGTAGGCGATACTAAAACATTTACTATTTCAGCTGTGCCTGCAGATGCTAGCGATGCAGCTGCTGTTGTTGCAGCTACTACAGCAACTTCAAGTGATGGAGCTATCGCAACAGTGACCAAAAATGAAAATGGTGGTTTTGATGGAACGATTGCAGCAGAAGGGTCAGCAACATTCACATTTACTTCTGGAGAATTCACTACTTCAATCAATGTGACAGGTCAACCTGCTGGTTAGGAAGTAAAAATATGACGATTGCAGAGGATATTAAAAAACTTCTTAAAGGAACACTAGATGAAAAGCTTGAAGTTATTGAGCGAAGAACGAATGAGCGTATGAAAACCTTGTTAAATACGCAAGAAGTTCCTAAAGAATTTGAAACAGTTGTATATGAAGTATCGTTGAAAAGATTCAATAGAATTGGTCAAGAAGGTATGCAGTCATATTCTCAAGAAGGTTTATCTATGGCTTTTCCTGATTCGGATTTTTCAGAGTATCAAAATGAGATTGACGAATTTAAGCGTAAAGATCAGGAAGAGTTGTACAAACCAAAGCGAGGGAGGTTTAAATTTATATGAGATTTACAGATGAAATTATATTTGTTAAACGTTCATCTGACTCTAAATATGATCCAGATCTCGGTGAGTGGGTTGAAGGAAAACCAGAAAGAACAAGAACAGAGGCAAACGTGACAGATATTGGCACTGATAGAAGTGTGACTATTTTTGGTAGTGTGGAAGAAGGGGCGAAGGTCATTAGGACGCAGCCTCTTTTTTCTATCCCTACATTTGACTATATCGAGATTGAAGGAAAGACTTGGCAACAAAAAACAGCTAGAAATCCAGCATATAGAAATAGTTTAATTGTGCAAGAGGTGGTTCTTGATGAAGGCACAACTTGAATATAAAGGAATCGATCAGCTGATGCGACATCTGAAAAAAGCAGCAACGCTTAATGACGTTCAAAAAGTCGTGAAAAGTAATACTGCTGAAATGACTGAACGAATGCAAAAAGGTGCGCCAGTGGATACAGGTTACTTACGAAGATCAATAAACATGAATCTTTTAGAAGCTGGTTTAACTGGTATTGTAGGACCGACAGCAGATTATGCACCTTATGTAGAATATGGCACTCGATTTATGTCGGCACAGCCTTATGTTAGACCAGCGTTTAATTACCAAAAAGTCAAATTTATGGCTGAAATGAAAGCCTTGGTGAAATGATGATTAAGACAAGAGACCAGTCGATTTTTGATGAACTTTTTAAAATATCCCAAAACAAACTTGGATATAAAACATACGATTACAAAACTTTAGAGGATGTTGGTTATCCCTTTGTGGAATTTGAGAACACTCAGACCATCCATGAAGTAAATAAAACTGACATTAAAGGGTCTGTGATTGTGGTTTTATCCGTTTGGGGATTACAGAAGAAACGAAAGCAGGTGTCAGATATGGCATCTGCTCTTTTTAATGAAGCTAGATTTATAGAAGCCACAGAAGGCTATTATTGGGCTTTAAATTATCAAGCAAGTGGAATTCAAGTGATGGATGATACAACAACGAATACACCGCTAAAACGGGCGGTTGTCACACTTGAATTTAGAATTAGATAGGAGGAAGAACATGGAAGCATTAAAAGGTATTGATGTCATTTTGCTTTATCGCTTATTGAAAAAAGAAACTCAGGAAGCTGCTTGGAAAATGGCATTTCAAACAGAACACGAAAATGGTTTATCAAGAGATTCAGACTCTACAGTGACAAAAGACGGAAACGTTCAAAGTTTAAGCCCAGTTGAATATGATTTTTCGGCTACTTCAATAGTTGCTAAAGGAGATTCCCATGTAGATGAAATGAAACAAGCCTTATTAAATGGCGATATCATTGAAATTTGGGAAATCAACAAAGCAGAACAGGGAACAGATGATAATGCAAATAAGTACAAAGCTACTTATTACCAAGCATATGTGTCTGAATTTACTCCATCGGCTGCTGCAGAGGATAACGTTGAATTAAGTTTATCATTTGCAGTAAATGGTGTTGGTCAAGATGGTTATGCAACCTTGACAGAAGATCAAGCTGCTGTCGTTCAATATACATTCAAAGATACCGTGAAAGCAACTTCGACAGGAGCATAAGAGGGCTTAGATGCTCTCTTTTTTATTTTAGGAGGATGAAAAACATTGAAATTAAAAATTAAAGGTAAAGAATATTCGTTTAAATTTGGCACTAAATTTGTACGTGAATTAGACAAAGTGATGCCTTTCATCGATGGAAATATGGAATTCGGAATGGGACTCTCAGCAAAAGTCTTACCGGAATTACGTTCTTATAATGTCAACACGTTGTCACGAGTCTTAGAAATAGCAAATAGAACAGAAGAAGAAACTATTACGTTGGATGAAATGGATGATTACATCGATGAAGTTAAAGACATCGAAAAATTGTTTGATGAAGTCCTAAAAGAATTGGCGGAGTCGAACGCGGGAAAGTTAGCGGTCCGAAACCTGAATCAGAAATTGAAAGAAGCGGAAAAACAACAAGCGGAATAGATTCTGCACTGGCATACGAACAAATTCTTATCAATTCTTTTCGATATTTGGGAATGACCAATATCTCAGATATCGAAAGAATGACGTTATATGAATACAACATTCGTATGACTGCAGCCCAGTTATCTTGGCTTGACAAAGAAAAGTTGATTCACGAATTAGCGTGGGCAAATCAGCAAGTCCAAGCGGAGAAAAAAGTAGGCAAAAAGACAGTTCCTGTATATCGATCCTTTGAAGAATTCTTCAATTATCAAAAAATCGAAGATTCAATCATGGGAGTTTCCGAACTTTCAAAACAAGATAAAAAATTCCAAAGCTTACTAACTAAAGCTAACTCTTGAGGAAAGGAGGAGAATCATGGAACAATTTTCTGTTGAAGCCTTATTAAAAGCCACAGATAGTGGATTTGTAAAGACTTTTAAAGATGCGCAAGATGCTGTTAAGACTTTTGAAAAGAAATCAAATAGTATGACAACCGCTGTAGGTAAAGTGATGCAAGGTACTGGTGCCGCAATGACAAAGTATATTACCACTCCTCTTATAGGAGTAGGCGTAGCAGCTGCTAAAGTTGGTGGCGACTTCGAAGAACAAATGAGTCGTGTAAAAGCTATATCAGGAGCAACAGGCGACACATTTGAACAGATGAAACAGCAAGCAATCGATTTGGGTGCTAAGACAGCATTTAGCGCTAAGGAGTCAGCTGCTGGAATGGAAAACTTAGCTTCTGCTGGATTTAGCGCACAAGAAATCATGAAAGCAATGCCGGGTCTTTTAGACTTAGCAGCTGTATCTGGAGGGGATGTGGCTCTAGCTTCTGAAAATACTGCTACTGCTTTGAGAGGATTTGGTTTAGAAGCAAGCGAAGCAGGACATGTCGCTGATGTATTTGCTCGTGCTGCTGCGGACACCAATGTGGAAGTTGGAGACATGGGAGAAGCATTGAAGTATGTTGCTCCTGTAGCTAATTCAATGGGGATTTCTTTGGAAGAAACTGCAGCAGCTATTGGTATTATGAGTGACGCAGGCATTAAGGGTTCTCAAGCAGGTACAACGTTGCGAGGAGCATTGTCTAGGTTAGCAAGGCCAACAAAGGCTATGCAAGATACAATGGATAATTTAGGTGTTTCGTTTTATGATGCTGACGGTAAAATGAAACCTTTAAAAACTCAAGTAGAATTACTTAAAAAAGCTTTTGAAGGCCTGACGCCTGAACAACAACAAAATGCTTTAGTAACACTATATGGGCAAGAATCATTATCAGGGATGATGGCCTTGATTGATAAGGGACCTGACTCATTAGGTAAATTAACTAAATCGCTGAAAGATTCTGATGGTGCAGCTGATAATATGGCTCGAACCATGCAGGATAATATGAATTCTTCCATCGAGCAAATGTTTGGAGCTTTTGAGTCAGCAGCTATTGTAATTCAAAAGATTCTAGCTCCAACGATCAAAAAAGTAGCAGATGCCATTTCTGGTTTGGTGGAGAAATTTGTAAGTGCTCCAGAATCAACTCAAAAATTAGTAGTGGCCATAGGAGCAATCGCTATTGCAATTGGGCCAGTATTGTATGCATTAGGAATGCTGGTTAAAGCGTTTCAAACCATGAAAGTGGGGTTAGGTGTATTAGGTAACGGAATCTCTTTGTTCAAGAAATTAGGTTCCGCCATAGGTTTTCTTACCAGTCCAGTCGGATTGGTTATAGCTGCGGTAGCACTACTTGTTGTAGGTTTCATCTATCTTTGGAATACGAGTGAAGATTTTAGAAACTTTTGGATTGGCTTATGGGAGGGAATCAAGTCTGCTGTAAGCTCGGCAGTAGAATGGATTCAGAATGCATGGAAATCTACAGGAGAATGGTTTAACAATTTATGGAAGTCCATTAAAGAAGGCGCAGACAATGTTTGGACTACAATTCAAGAAGCTCCTGGGAAAGTGGCAGATTGGATCAAGAATAAATGGACTGAAACAAAAGAGTTCTTTTCAAATTTATGGTCAAGTATTGCAAACTCTGCTTCAGAGATGTGGAATAGTTTAAAAGAAGGTGTCATATCAGTTATTGATGATTTAGTTTCAAGTGCTGGTGAAAAATGGGAAGGGTTTAAAAATACTATATCTACTGCATGGAAAACAATTACAAGTAAAATCAAATCTGGTTTTGATTTTATACTAAAATATATTGGTCCATTTGTAAGTAGCTTTTCAGATGTGTTCTCTAATATAGTGAAAGCAATAACAAGTATATTTGCTGAGGTTAAAAACATAATAGTAAATGCTTGGGAAATCATTAAGTCTTTAATAGCTGCGCCGCTACTGTTTATTATAGATTTAATTACTGGTGACTTCGAACAAATGAAAGAGGATTTAGATCTAATCTGGAACACACTTGTCCAATCAGTGGTAAATATTTGGACATCTGTAAAAAATATATTTACGGAATATATCGGTGCAATAGTAAATAGTGCCGTTAGTTTATGGACTGGATTCATACAAAGTATTTCTAATATTTGGAATGAAGTAGTTTATCAAGCGACTATGATTTGGATTGATTTGAAACTATTTTTTACTAATTTATGGATTGATATTAAATACAGTGCAATTCAAATGTGGATAAATCTAAAATTCTCCATAATTCAAACTTGGATTGATACAAAATATGGTGCAATTGAACTTTGGAATAATCTAAAACAATGGTTTTTCCAAACGGTTAATAATATCGTGCAAACTCTTATAAAAAGTTGGAACAGCTTAAAGCAAGGAACGATAGATTTATTTAATAATACGGTTCAAGGTGCTAAAGATATTTGGACTTCATTCAAATCTTGGATTGGTGATTTAATTACTGGAACCAAAGATAACGTTATTCAAGGTTGGAAAAACCTAAAACAAGGCACTATAGATACTTTCAACAATTTAGTAAATGGTGCTCAAGAGGCATGGGATAATTTAGTAAATGCTGTTAGTGATACGGTTGATAGAGTAACTGGCTGGTTTGATAACTTGAAAAATATCGACTTATTAGCAGCCGGAAAAGCTATCATGGATAGTTTTCTAGAAGGGTTACAAAATGCATGGAAATCTGTGCAAGATTTTGTTGGAGGTATTGGTGATTGGATTCGTGAACACAAAGGACCTATCCAATACGATAGAAAGCTATTGATTCCAGCTGGTCAGGCTATTATGAATGGTCTGCATAAAGGTCTGATGGGAGGATTCAATGATGTACAGAATACTGTTGGAAGTATGGCAGACTTTATCGCGGAACTTTTCAATGCAAATCCTGATGTAGATATAGCTGCAAATCTGAAAAATGCAAATAAAAACATTGGTGCACAAGTTGAACATAAAGTAAATATGGGCGGCTCTACTAAACCAGCTGTATTTAAATTCAATCTTGGAAGACAATCGTTTAGATTATTTTTGGACGATATTGCACAAGCTATGGGCGAAGGTGCAGACATTAATCTAGAATTTTAGGAGGGAATATTTTGGATCAGCGAGAAAATAAAATGTACTCATTCAAAGATACAACTATTAATCTCAATAGTTCTAAAAGATTCCTTCCAACGTCTGCCATGATGTACGATGGAATGTATTTAGAAGATTTGATTGAGGGTTATCAAACACTTACGGTGGAAGGTAGAGAAATGCTTTCTGTAGAAGTTGAACAGCAAGAGATACAAATTGGTTCAATCATTACAAATCAGAAAATACCTTCAAGAACACTAAAAATAACATATAAACTGGAAGATAGAGATCCAGAAAAACTACAGTTTAAATTCAAAGAACTGTTGAATTATTTATACCGGAATGAAGACGTGGAAATTAGGTTTCATGATGAATTAGATTATTATTACTACGGTCGCTATACATCAACTGATACTGTCCCAGGAGACTCCAACTCGATTATTTCGAGTTTTAATGTATTCTGTGCGGATCCACTAAAGTATACGAAAGAATGTGTTAGTGATGGCTATATTGGAAATCCGATACAGTTTCCTATAACACCAAGAAAAATTGAAGTTACTTTATCCATGAATAATTCAATCAAAATTACAAACGGAGAACAAAATATCACGATAACTGATGCGGCAATAAAAACAGGAGACGTGTTGGTTTTTGATTTTTCCGATGAGCAGGTAACTGTAAACGGAGAAGATTGTACTTCTATGATTGATTTAGAAAGTGATTTTGAGAACTTTTATCTTAAGCAAGGTCAGAAGATAACTAGCGATAATGGGAAGCTTAAAATATTCTATAGGGGGGCGACAATTTGAGTGAGACAGTTTATTTCTTTGATCACTTGCAAAAACTTATTAAAAGGAAAAATACAAGAAGTTTGATTGAAGTCTCCCAAGAAAAAGAAATTAGTTCTGATAAGAGCGATCTAATGAAAGATACTCTATACGTTACGACAAAATATGATAAAGAAATAGAGGATGCAAGATATATGGCGATTCGTGAAAACGAGTCGTCTTTTTCGTTGTATCGAATTACTAAAGTTAGCGACCCATCTGAAACATTAGAGTTTACAGGGTTAGGATTTGCAACAAATGAATTAGATGCTTACATCATCAAAGATATTAGACCGAGTGGGCAGCCCTTAAAAAATGTCCTTGATCGATTGATTGAATTTACTGAAGGAAATTGGCGCGTTGGTCACGTAGAAGCAATGTTACCAGCAGTAACTGCAACTTTTTACTATGTCTCTGTAAAAGAAGCGTTGAAAGAATTGCAAACCTTAGGTATGGAATTTGTCTTTAGGTGTTCTTTGAATTCTGATGGAATAAAGGATAAATGGATCGAAGTATATGAACAAATTGGTGAAGAATCGAATACACGTTTTGTATATGGTAGTAAAGCATTAACAGTTGTAAGAGAGATAGATCGAAGCTCAATCTCAACTTCAATGATAGGTCGCGGGCGAGGCGAAGAGGTCGGCGACGGATACGGTAGAAGAATTGAATTCACTGATGTTGAATGGAAAAAGTCGAATGGTGATCCTTTAGATAAGCCTAAAGGCCAAAATTGGCTTGAAGATCCGGAAGCAACTCAAAAGTATGGGATACCACAAAAAGATGGATCAATGAGAAAACGAGAAACCGTAGTAGTGTTTGATGATATAGATGATCCAACAGAATTACTTAAAAATACTTATTCAACCTTAATCGATTCTGCTAGACCGTTAGTACAATTCAAAGCTGAAGTCACTGGAGGAGATGTGATAGGAAATACAGTGACTATTCACAGATACGATAAAGGTTATCACTATAAAACTCGTATTTATAAAACTACATTCAATCGGCTTACCGGTCAAACGAATATCGAACTAGGGGATAATTTAACACAAGATGTTAGAAAACAAACGGCTTCTATTGTCAATAATATTAATAGTTTAGAATCTAGCAAAATGACATTTTACGAATCAACAGAGATTGGAAAATATCAAGATGACATTATGCGAGGCGCAGGAGATAATGGCGGTTCTATTTATTGGGTAAATGGAATTGAATCTGGTGTTAGTGATAGTAGAGAAATCTATGAAACTGTTTATATGGATGGACCTAACATTCCTAGATCACGCTTTTTTATGGTCCAAAATAACTCAGGAATATCTTTCAAACAGTGTAAAAAAGGTGAATGGCAAACAATCCAAGATGTACACAATGGCGATAGCACGACCGCGTGGACGTTGGATGGAACTTTCAATGCTAATTTTATTAAAGCAGGAATTCTTTCAGGTATTCTCGTGCAAGGGGTAGCTTTAAAGACATTGGATGATAAAGATTTCCAATTAGTGGCAGAAGGAGGACAACTTTCTTTTGAAAAAAAGGTCATTTCAACTGGGCTTGACGATGTTCACGGAGAATCGCTTGGATCCATCGTAGCAACTTATGGAGGCGGAAAAATAAATGGGTTTGCTGTATGGAAAGAACCAAACTATATTTTTTCCATTAACGCTGGGGACGGCGGCGATCGAGGGAATCCTGTTTTTCAAATTCCAGCAGACGTTACTGCTGATAAGCGCAAATATAATCTTTACGGTGATGGTAAATTTTCAGAAGGAAATATAACCATAGATGGCCGTCTAGATGTCAAAGAATTATATGTGAACGGCGTTAAAATCGATACAAACGGTGGAGGCAATAATGGAGGAGACAATACTGGAGGAAACGATAACGGTTGGAATGGACAATATCCACCAGAAGTAACTACTGATCGGGATAAACGTTATTGGCAGATTTGGGCAATGGCAATAGGTGCTGGCTTTACTAAACAAGCTGCTGCAGCCTTACTTGGAAATGCACAAGGAGAATCAGATGCTAATCCAACCGCCGATGAGGGCAATGGCGCACCAGGGTTCGGTTATGGTGTATGGCAATGGACCGATTCTTCTGGCGCAACTAGCGGACGTGTTTACATGATCAATTTAATGACAAAGGCTGGTATCAGTGATGATCCAGACACGATCGCGGCGCAGTTCAAATTGTTGATATGGCATGCACCAAATGGTCAATGGATCGCAACTAGCGCTTATCCTTATACATGGACACAATTCATGAATCTGACCGATATCAACACCGCAGCACAAGCATTCGTGGCTAACTTTGAACGTCCACGTGATCCACATCCAGAACGGACGACATGGGCACAAGAATGGTATGACAAATTTAAAGATTTGGAAATTCCTGCATCAAAAGGGTATATAAAGCCAATTGCAGATCCAATCACAGTGACGAGCGAATTTGGCTGGCGCACTTCTCCAATTACAGGCGCACAAGAATTTCATAACGGTATTGACCTTGTAAATGGAAATCCTAATACACCTATTTTTGCTTCAGCAGATGGCGAAGTGATCGTTGCAGGAGATGCGAACTATTATGACTGGTATGGAAACTGGACAGTAATCAAACATGCTGATGGAATGTATACAGGTTATGCACATCAAAGCCGTGTGGATGTCTCAAAAGGTCAAAAAGTAACTGCTGGTCAGCAAATTGGACTGATGGGGACAACGGGACCATCAACTGGAGAACATCTTCATTTCCAATTTATGGATGAATTTTATCCATCTTCTTCTGGCCATTTCCATAATGCAAGAGACTATATCAATTTCTAAAGGAGGGATAGTCGTGGCAGAAACGCAACATAAAATGGTCCTATCCACCACAGAACCAAATAACGGAATAAATTTGGTTCGGATTCGGCAAGGGGATGTTTTAACTCAAAAGTTCGTTGTTGAAGTGGTGGAACATGGCAAACTAAAAACATTCGATGGTCTAGTGCCATTTTTTATTAATACAACAAAATTTGGCGAAAACCAACCTGTTGAACAAAAAGTACAAGAATACAGTCCAGCACAAGCAAGGCTTGTTTACACGTTAAGCGAGCCTGACTGGCAATGGGGTGGTGAAAACACCGCCCATTTCAGCTTCCGATCACTCAATGGCGACGGAACTTGGAGTGAACAATTTAGCACACAGGATTTTACCTATCGAGTCATTTCTGGAATATCTAGAAGCCAGTTACGTGATTCTGGCTATGTGTGGACCTTTGAGGATTTGCTAAGAAAATTCAAAGATTACATGGATCAGGGCAAAAATGACTGGGAGCAGTGGTTAGAAGATAATCGTGAAATACTGGAAAATATCGATCCAGGTGGTACGATCATTAACATTTTGAATGAAGCAAAAGGAGATTATGACAGTTTAGCCGCTCGCTTAGACGATATTCAAAATAAAACATTCAATGTTCCTAAAGGTGCAGAACAAGTGCCAATCAAAAGAGACAAACTTTTCTACGACAGAGGCGCGTATAACTGGGTTCGTCCTACTAACTTAGATACAGTGATCGCACAAGCGGACAAAACTAAGTTTAACATGGGATTTATGACGGATATCCACGTCGATTCACACGAGCAATTCTTAGATCACTTCGACCAGAAAGACAAAACAGAACGTCGTTGGAGCATTGTCGGACAATTCAGGACGCTAGAAACCTTTGCGGACGCGATGGTGTACGGCGGGGATAATATCGACGGATACAGTGGAGGAACAGCGTCGGGTATTTACCCTTATACCGAACAAGAAAGACGCGCGAAGAACTTACACGTGTTGAAACGCTTTGCTAGCGTAGCGACAGCAGGCGCAGAAGTTCCGATCATTCTTTGCCGTGGTAACCACGAAACAGGGAAAATTCCGTATCAAGTCGATGGACGTTCCCGAGAAGATTCGTTGACAGGTTCGGACATTAGGGAAGCTTACGGCGGACGCTTCGGCGCTACTTTGTTCCCTAGTAAAAAAGTTGCAATTTACCGTATCGATACCGATGATTTCGAAGACGCTACGAACCCACAAGGCAAATTTATTGAGCATGCCGGATACTATAATGGACAAACCTTCCCAACAGGCAAACTAGGGCAAAACCAATTGCATGCATTCGGACAATGGTTAGAACAACTTGACAGAAGTTATCACGTTGTAATCGTCGGACATGTACCGATGGAAAGAGAAAACGACGTAGCAAATGTCACGAAACTAGCAACTTTGCTAGACGGCTTCAAACAAGGATCAAGCGTAACAATCGACTACAATTCTATGCAAGGGCACAACCCTAGTCCAATAGGGCAAAAGACATACAATTTCGCAACGAAAGGACGCGGAACGGTCGTGGCAATCTTTGCAGGGCATTGGCACTATGAAACAGTGAAATATTTAGGTACAACGCAAATCATTGTAGGAACAAAAGCCTTTCCTTCCGAAGAGGAATACAACACAGCGAACGAAGCGGGCTTCGCCAACGTCCAAATCGACACAGCACAACGTACGATTAAAGTACAAGGCATAGGTCACTATACTAACCGCAACTTCTCGTATTAAGGAGGTTTAAACATTGGAAAAAGAAACGAAAGAAATGCGTGAGGCTATCGAATGGATTTTACAACAATTAGAAATTCATTTCGATGGCACACCGCAACAAGCACACGTAGACGCTACGCCGTTAAATGCCGGTTTTTGCACGCCAGAAATCGCAATGAACGCGCGCGGAATCGGTTTGAAGGATAACGAACTAGGATGGAAGTACACCAACGTGTACGACGTGCCGCCGGGCTTTTATGCCACCACTAACCAATGGTACAAAAACGGACAGATCACTTTTTGTGGCGACGGCGCTATCATGATGTTAGGCGTTATGCAAGAACACAACAAACGGAAACTGATATGGGCTTCGGATGGTTATAGCGGAAACATCTATGTCGCACGTACGCATAACGATGATAACGGCTATAACAGTCCGGGTTTCCGAAAAGTCGTAACAACCTTCGAGCTATTCGAGGGTGAAAAGCACGGCGTAGGTACAACAATCGACCTAAAAGATAGCATGAAACACTACAGCTCCGTCCGCATTTATATTCAAGGTTGGGGCGGTCAGGTGTACGAAGCAAACAACGTGACTTCTCCGGTTATCATGTTTAGCAACTTATACGACGACGCAGGCGGTCTAGAAATGTACGAACTGAAGTTAGAACGCGTAACAGATACACGCTATAAAATCGTTCGTTCAGCGCAAGTAGCGATCACTGAAAATATGAACTACCACAAAAACACAAACGCAGAAATCCAAATTGTCAGAATAGAGGGTGTGAAATAATGGCGCATATCATTAAAAAAGGGCCTATCAAAGTACCGACACAGCCGAAAGACTTCGATTTGCAAGCAACGGGTCTTGTGTTTAAATCATACGATAACCAAATAGCACTAGAGTTTAACGTCACACAACAGGACGGCGCGCCGGCAGATTTGTTAGGCGCTACACTCCGTCTGTTGATGTATGTGTATGACGAAGCAGATGGAACAGTGACAAAAGAACCTGTTCCTTTTATCACGAAAAACCTCATTACAGAGAGCTTTCTAAACGGTCATGTAAAATACATCCTACCAGAAGCGTTGAAAGCCTATAGCGGCGTCGTGGAAACTTATGTATACATTGAGTATCCAGACGGATCAACAAGTGATAACTTAGGTTTCACTTTCCGTATGAAACGTTCAGCAATCGACGGACTAGCGCAAGATAAAGCTGACTACTTCATTGAAGACTTCAAGCAATTGCTTGATGGAGTCAAACAAGAAGCAACGGATGCAGTAAATGAGGCACTAGCAAAGGTTGAGGTTGTTTCTGAAAATGTTAGTTCAGCGCAAAATGATCTAACTATACTTGAAGATCGTATTGATCAAGCCAATCAGGAAATCGGTGATATTGTTAAGCTTCGGACGGATATCGACACACTTGAAACTGAAAAGGCGGATAAGACATTTGTTGATGCACAGTTGGCGCAAAAAGTAAAAAAGGACGAGTTAGTAGTTAATGTGAAAGATTACGGGGCAAAAGGGGATGGTGTGACTAACGACACCCAAGCTATCCAAAACGCCCTTAACACAGGTAAAAAGGTTTTTATTCCTAAAGGTACTTATATGGTTTCTAACTTAATTCCAAAAGGTGGGCAAGTTATTTTCGGTGAGAATGCGGTTGATTCGTGGGGAACTTCAATTGAAACATCAAAAACCATTCTAAAAGGGATGGGCGGTGCTACGGATTATGTAATAAAGAATAGAACATGGGACACAGACGGAAACCCTTATCCTGTTGTTATTCAAGAACTCACTATTGACGGTAACACGAAAACAACAAACGGTATTCGTTGCGGAAATTCAACAACTATTGAACGTTGTCGGATTATCAATTGTATTGATGGTATTGTGAAGGTTGATGTGTCAAGGGTGACAAACTGTCAAATAGTCAACAACACCAACGGAATTAGAGAAGCAACTGACAGTAAAATTGATAGCAACTTTATTTATCAAAATGATATTGGAATATATTTAATAAACAGTAATGACAATATGGTTTCTAGTAATAAGATTGAGTGGAATGGTGTAGGTATTGACATCTCAACAAGTGTTTTCAATTTAATAACTGGTAATATTATTGACAGACAAACCACATTCGGGATTACAAGTGATAGCACTAGTTACATCACAGTAACAAACAATCAATTTGAAAGAAACCTAACAAACCATGTGTTAATACAAGGGTCATATTGGAATGTGACAGGCAACTCTTTCTACAAGAAAAATAGTGAAGATGACATGAGCGGAACATTAGTGCCAGTTTCCGCAATTGAATTAAAATCAGCGTCAAACTGTACATTTTCAGCAAACATGGTGTTTGGGAATAAGATGTTTAGTTCTTCTTATGAATATGTGTCTTCAAATACTTTTTCAAATAATGCTATTAATGGTGGTAGTGAGGTTATAAAAGTCTCTATTCCCGCAACTACCTTAGCGGTTGGAGAATCGAAAACATTACAAATTGCTTTCCCTGTAAATTATGGTACTACTTCAGGTTGGGATGTGGAGGTAAAAAAATACAAACTTGCAACAGATTCAATGACGAACTATTACCAATATAACGGTGTAGAAATATACATTCATAACAACAATGGTGTTTATGTAAAACTAACTAATAATTTTAGTACTGAGAAAACTTTCAGTGGGACTATTTGGTTAGACCATATTACATGGAGTAAACGATAAAACAGGCTATTATCAGCCTGTTTTATCGTTTTTTGGTTGCTTTATTATTGCTGGAATACCAACCGCTGTACTATTGGCTGGGACGTTTCTGAGTACCACTGCGTTTGAACCGATTTTAGCGTTATCACCTATAATTACATGTCCTAATATCTTAGCTCCAGCACCAATGAAAACATCATTTCCTAAGATTGGTGATCTATTGTTACCAACTCCGTTAGAACCTAGAGTTACTTGGTGACAAATCCTTGCATTTTCGCCAATTACGGTTTTAGGATGAATTATTATTCCGTTTGCTCCATGTCCTAAATACAGATTTTTACCTATTGAACATTTTGCTGGAATATCTGCACCAGCAATTGTTTTAATTATAATTAAATCAAGAACTCTATATACGATATGTAAAACCTGTTTGAGCAATGGTATTTTAAGACTCTGAATAAGATTACCAAAACGATATGTAGCTAAAACAGCTTTGCTGATAGGACTATCATTTACTTCTTTGTCACAAAAGATATATTTAAACATAATGCAAATTCTCCTTTTTCTTTTTGATAAAGAAATTATATATCTTATCCAAAAAATGTTCTACCATAAATTTGGAAATCTTATTTTTAAGATGGTCACAAACGGAACAAACTGCGCGGTAAATAAAAATTAAGAAACGAAGGTAGTCGGGAAATCGGCTGCCTTTTTATATTGAGAAAATGAGAGTGAGAAATGGTAAATAGGAAATTAAAACAAGATCTACAGAAAGTTTCCAACAAGCGACCTAGTGACTTCTAGGGTGCTTTAGGGTGTCACTTAAGAGGGATTACAGTGCATGAGTTGGGAATGGCTAGTAGGTTTGTTAATTGGAGGTGGAGGAGCAGGCTTATGCTTGTTCATTTTATTTTAGGAAAGCAGGTGGCTTATGTGGAATAAAACCAGAAGTTTGTGGCTTAGTTTTGCAAGGGTTGTGATTTTGAAGTGGTATAGCATCGGTCTAGCAGTATATGCTTGTATCCGTTCCTTACACGGATCAGCCACCGCTTGAAGGATTACGTGCTGATGGAGAACCGTTAACGATTGCTGATCAGATGTTTGATCCTAAACTGAACCAATGGATTGTTTTAGCGAACGCGTTAGATCACAACGATTTAAACAATCTCAAAGCGATGTACAAGGCTCTGGAACATGAAAACGACAATCTAAAACAGCTTAATGCCAAAATCATGCTAAACGATGTAGTGACTAAACAGGAAAATGCTGCATTGAAAGAAAAAGCGGATAGTTTAGCACAAATCAATTCAAAAATGATGCTTACTTCGTTACAAAATAGCAAAGACATTTCAGAAATTAAAGAGCAACTAAATCCAGCTTCAAAGGGAGGTGAGTAGTATGTTTAGTTTTAGCGATGTGAAAATGATGTATGATTGGGGCTGTTTTACTGACGATCAAGTTCGAATATTCGTTCCACTATGCATTACAGACGAAGAAGCAGATAAAATTATTAGCAAAGAAGAGAGCGCATCTTAAGTGATGCGTTTTTTTATTTTGCAATGAAAGGAGGCTAGTTGGTTGAAAGACGAAGCAATACAAGACGTGGTAGAACGCTTAGTGCGTATTGAAACGAAACTGGATAATTACGAATCATTACGCGAAAAAGCGGAAAGTGCAAAAGATAGAGCGGATCAGGCATATTCTATTGCGCTTAATAATGCGGAAGATATCAAAGAAATGAAAGCCAATAATAAATGGTCGTGGGGTTACATGATTGGCTTAGGCATTACAATCATTGGCTATTTCTTGACTAAATTGTAAAGGAGGTGAGAAGAAATGATCTTACCTGATAAGTATTATCAAGTTGTTAAATGGACAGTTTTAACAGTATTGCCAGCTGCTTCTGTATTAGTTGCAACACTAGGCAAAGCATATGGATGGAATGGAACAGATATGACAGTACTCACTATTAATGCAGCAGCAACATTTTTAGGTGTTATCACTGGTGTGTCGGCTTATAATTTGAAAAAATAGGAGGAAACAAATGAAAAAGAAAATTACTGTTACTGCGATGAGCCTTTTAATGGCTCTTTTTTTATTGCCGATTAATGGGTTTGCTTATACTATTAATGACGAGTATAATTTAGCGCCGAATCAAGGAGACTCCAGATTAGCAATTCCTAACAAGATTATTTTGCACGAAACTGGAATAGATGCACCAGCAAGAAATGTAGCAGCCAACATGAAAAATAATTATAACGGAAGTAATCCTTATACCACAGATGTTATTGGTGACGGTGGGATTGTTTACCGTGTGGGTGAGCAAGGATATGTTTCGTGGGGTGCTGGTAATGCCAATCCTTATGCGCCTGTACAGATTGAATTACAGCGCACATATGATAAAGCATTGTTTGAGAAAAACTATCGAGCTTACATTGAATATACAAGAGATAGTGCAAAAAAATATGGAATTCCATTGACTCTTGATCAAGGAACTTCTTTATTTACAAAAGGAATCATTTCTCATTTGTGGGTGACAAATTATGTTTGGGGAAACCACACAGATCCATATGGTTACTTATCGCAAATGGGAGTCAGCAAAGAAAAGCTTGCTTATGATTTAGCTCATGGATTTACCGATGAAAATCCGACAACTTCAGATGATAAACCAGTCATTGATCCAACTAGAGCAGGTGCTGCAAATCCTACGCTGACAGATGGAACAAATTACGCCCACATTGATCAGTTTGGGGAAATCGAAAACGCAAACTTGCATGTGGCTGGATGGCACATTGCTAACTATAAATACGAGTATATTTTCATTATGGACTACAATACTGGAAAAGAACTAGCTAGAGTAAGAGCTGACGGAATTTATAGACCAGATGTAAACCAAGCTTATAATACTTCTGGAAATGTTGGTTATCATGTATCGTTCAACATGCGTAATTTCCCCAACAAGAAAGTCTATGTCATGATGCGTGCAACGAATGATCCAAAAGGAAACACTAAAGGCGGTGCGCAAGATTTTCATGACAAACGTTGGTATTTAAATATTCCGCAACGATAAAAAAATAGCCCCTCGTTGAGGGGCGGTACTCGGAATCATATGTAACATTTTTGTTACAAATTCAGTGTTATATAAATCAAAAAGTGTTGTTTTAATATCATAAACGTTTAATTTGAACTTATGTTCCCTATATGTTAAAGTAATTTCATAATCCTCAAAGATTATATCTGCTAAGAAGCCCAAAAGCTATTGTCTTTAGGGCTTTCTTTTGGTTTAATTAGTTTAGCAGATAATATAGAAAAGTGAGGATGAATTTTGACTGATCAATTTTTTGCAGAAACTTATTTAAACGATCCTAGTCCGCAACTAGGTCAATCTAAACCAATAAAAATCATTGCTAGTAATGGTAAAAAATATTATCTAAAAACTGATATAGTAGATGGATTTCATCAAGATGCTGTATTTTTTCAAGAGCTTTTATGCTCTTTACTTGCTAGACAATTAAATGTACCTGTTCCTAACTTTGCTATAATTGAAATCGAAAAAGAATTCGTAGAAGCTAATGGTGAGTTAAGGTTTAGTAATAAATTTAAACCTGGTCTTTATTTTGCAACGGAGGAGATATCTGATGTTGAAGATAATTTAGTGGAGAATATAGCATTAGCGCAACAAATGGGAATGCCTAGAATCAGAAGAACATGGACAGGGTATTTTAAAGATGTAGTTAATGTACAAGATTATGCAAGCATAATTACTTTTGATTTATTTGTTCAGAACTTTGATAGGTTTACTAACGAAGGTAATTTATTGGTCGGTAATGATGGACTTGGAAATAGAAAAGTCTACGCTATAGATCATGGACATGCCTTTGCGGGACCTGTTTACAATTTACAAAAAATTGAGTTTTTACAAAAAAACAAATTGCCTAATTACATTGATTTTTTTATGGAACTTTTGAGAGTTGTTGGTGGAGGATACTCTTTTGGAGCTGTTTTTCAAGGCATTCAGAATAATATTGATTTAACTACAGAAAATCCTTTTAGTGAAATAATATATAAAATTGAAAATTTTAGCGAGTTACAATTGAAAACAATCTTGAATGAAATCCCCGATGAATGGGTAATTCAAGGTGTAAGTCAAAGAAATAAATATTTAGAATATCTTTCTAGACAGAAGTTGCTATTAAGACATATAATAATGCGAATGGTCAATAGTAACTTGTTTTCTAATTATATGGGAGGTGAGCTGGAATGGAAAGAATTGAAGTTAGAAGAGTCGCCTGGTATTCAATAGTTCGGTATCTGTCGGATGTAACCAAAGGTGAGATAATAAACATAGGTATATTGATGAATATTCCGGAAACCGGAGAATTGAAGTACCTATTTTTAGGACCTAAAAATAGTAAATTTAAATCTGTTTGGCATAGTAAGGTAGATGAAAAATCTTATAAGCTCGGATACGACATAATTACATTTTTGCTAAATTCTGTAGATAAAAATGATTTGAGATTTGGCCTCAATCCTTCAGCAGATACTTTTATTAATCAGGTAATTAATCAACAATTGCCTGGTAACTTCGTTTTTTCAGATGTCCGGTTTGCTAAAACGAGTAATTCTGACCTTTTATTTAGAAATTTATCTGAAGAATATATTGGTTTAAAGTTTCTAGATGAAGAATCTGGGAGTAATTCAATGGTTGTTAAGAAAAAAGCAATTCAACTTATAGAGAGTAAAGAAAATCTCTCAAATTATATTAAAAGAAACATTAAGATTAAACCAATAAAAGAATTAGGTAAATCCTATACGATTGATTTTGGGTACTCAAAAAATAATAATCTTGATTTGATACACTCTGCTCCTGAAAAGATATCGACAGCATACGAGTGGCTTGAACGCATGAATTTTATCACAGAAAATTATACTGAGCCTAAAAAAATCAGTCTATTATATAAATCTAATGGAGAAAATAATGCAGATGGTACTTTAGAACAAATGTTATCATATTTAATGAAAAAGGATTCAAGAATAGTAACTTACGATATTTTTTCATCAAATGGAGAATCAGCTTTTAGTGAAGAGTTACACGAAATTGAATCATCGGCTGATTCAATTTATGAACTCGAGAAACTGTTAGCTTAACAGAGTAGAGAAAATAATTTTATTTCCATAGTAAAGCAACCTCTTACTCGGAATCGAGTAGGAGGTCTTTTTTTCGTTCCTCAATCAACTGCTCTATTTGACATTATAAAAAATAGCTCTCTCAATTTTTTGAGGGGTGTACATAGAAATTAAACGTAAGGTTTATTAAAAAACATTTACAGGATATTTATATGAGTAGATAATGAAAGAAAAAACAGATAAAATTGTAACAGCTGAAATTAGTAATATAAGTTTTTTGACATAATAATTTGAGGTGAATCTATGATAGATTATTTTTTGAAAAATCCTAGTGACTTTATCGGGTTATTTACTAGCATTTTAACGGTACTATTATCTGGTTATATTTCAAACCAAGTCTCTAAGAAAAATATAAAAAATGAACAAGTTAAAATTGATAAACAAATTAAATCGGAAATAGATAAATTAGAAATCCAATATAAGTATTCCCAAAAGCTTAACAATGCAGATTTTCTTTATCGTTTTAAACTAGAAAAACTTGCAGAGCTTTACGAATTGGTTGGACAATTTGGAAGACATAACGGAGAAGTAAGTTTCAAAATCGAAAGTTTGCTTAGAAATAACAAATTAGAAGAAATAGATGAGAAACAGAAAATTGATTTTAAAAATAAGCGCACAGAGTTAGAAAAAATTTTTTTTGAAAAAAATATTATGCGAAAAATTACGATTAATATGAGTTATTTTCCTTCTATTAAAAAATATTGGTTATATGTATCTTCATTAAAGTTTAAGGTAGTTGATATATATCCTGACCAAATATTAGGATTGTTAGAAATTAAAGACCCTAGACATAATGCTAATAAAATACCAGATAATTATACATTGCAACAGTATATTGATGATATTCACAAAGTTAGGCTTGAAATACAAATAGTTTTAGATAAAATTGAAAATGAAATTGGTAAGATAATGATGGAAATGGAAAAATCGTGATAAAGTTTTTGTTACTATTTTTAATAATGCAGCAAAAAAATATTGCCACCATTTTGCCACCATAAACTGAGATTATCATAGACGATTTAAGAAAGTTTGAAAATAGCAGAGTATAATCACTCCCTTTGGAACACTGATTAACAGTTGGTCAGAGCAGACGGCTCATAACCGTCCGGTCGTAGGCTCGAGTCCTACAGGGTACATAAATTGAAGAATTACAAGTATGAAAAAAATGAAAACTTATTATTTCAACTTTTAACTGTTGACATTGTGTATTATTTATCGTTTAATATAATTAATAGAACCCCGCACACCTCTTAACAATGTGTCCCAAGCGGGGACGTTTTTATCTAAAGCTTTTCTCCATTGCCACTCAAATGAGTGGCTTTTTTATGTATTCTTTTATGGATTAATGAAAGGATGTTTCACATAGTTATACTTCTGTATATTTGAAAAGTTTTACTTTGATTTTTAAATAGAAAGACATTTGGGTTATATTGTGAGATAATAATAAAGAAGAGTTTAAAGCGTTCCCCAAAAACCACTCCCCAAAAGTGTGTTACGCTTTAAACTCTTTTATATTTGAAGCCATTAAAAAGCATACCATATTTTTGAAAAAAAGTGAGAAAAAAGGCTTATAATTGGAGTGGTAGTTAATTAGTGACTTATTTTTGATTTTATAGCACTGATACTATAAAATATAGATATCATCATATTACACAATCTTAATACCAACTTAAAAAATATCTCCTTTCATAAGTATGGTGATAAAATCCGTTCCGGGCTACCTTTTTAGGTAGCCTACTTTAATCTTTGTATCTTTCTGGATCAACGAAAGTATACTTTACATAGTCATAACGCCGATGATCGCTTCGAGCGTCTGGCACGTCAGTCACGATATCAAACAAAAAGTATACATCCTTCTTCATTCTAGTTTTCGCAGCAGGAATTTTGAAATAGTTCTTATTAGAATAATAGAGATTAATTAATAAGCTATCTTCGATTGCTAAAAAGAAAACTTCTGAATCCCATACTTTATAAAAGTCTTTGATAAATCTATTTGAAGGATCGAATTTAAACCATAATTGTGTCTCATTAAAAAGCATAACCATTACTCCAATCAGTTTTTAAACTTAGTTTCTACCTCTAATATATATCGAGTTTTTATTTTGCCTTCAGAGAATACCGTTTCTTTTTTTGCAGTTACAGGTTGTTTATTTTCGGAAAAAGCTAATATAGCTAAAATTGAAACATCCATCTGGAATTTATCTTTTTCGTTGCTTTGTTCATAAAAATCTGCATATTCATCACTGATATTTTTTCTAATAAATTCTTCCATCATAAAAATCACCTCAAAACGATTATACGAACTTATGTTCTGACTGTAAAGCGATATTTGAGGGGCAAAAAAGGGGCAAAAAACTCTTACTAGTCCGTTCTAGCCTAATAATTTTAAGTATTATCAACGTTGTTTTTTCTTGATATAATGGGATTTTTGTCCAGTACGTACAAGCTAAAAACGTTTGTCTTGATGGGCGGTATGATGTAAGAAAAAGCAACTTGCTTATCTACAACTGATCATTAGTGAAAGACAGATAAAAAGAGGCTGGAACAGAAGCGTTTAACTCCAAGAAATAAGAAGAAATTCACGAAAATTGCTTTTCAAATTTTTGTGAATTTCAGCTTATTTCCGAAGGAGTTGCTTCTGCTTCCGCCGTTTATACGTGTTTAGAGCGTGAGACAAAAGTGTTTTTTACTTTTGTCCCACGCTCTTTTTTGTGTGTAATTATAATGTAAATAGTTATTTTTAATAGTTATAATATTTTATAGTTATTTATTTTATCTATTAAAACTAAATATCCATTCACTAATAATAAAGATATATTTACAGTATCATTATAATGTATTCAATTTAAAATAAGAGACTTTGGTAATAATGAAAGAGGAATAAAACTTTTCTTTGGCAAAACAAACTCCTTGCTATGAGACGCGTTTCATACACTATACTCAAAGTATCAAAAGGAGGGCTTGCAATGAATACTTATGTAGAGATAACAGATGGCACAACGAACAATTATTTTTATGCGTTTGTCGAGTTCAAGGGATCCGTATTAACGTTGTACAGTTTTCAAGGGTTGAATAGGAATATAGTAAAAGAAATACCAATGAATGAAATCGAAACTTTGACAAAAGATATATATTGGGGCGGGCAGCGGATCAGTTTTTCGCATGAAGGAAAAATGTATCAGTTTTTTGAATGCGGTCCAGCTGTGGTAGACTATTTACAAGAAAATCTTTTTGTATAG